TGGGGCTACATGGGTATATGACCGACGGGAAAATTTGTACCAAATGTGAGGTGTTCAAATCGTTCGGCGAGTTTTACAGGGACAAAAAGAAAAAAGGTGGATTTGTGTCTCACTGTAAATCGTGTGTGAAGGAGTATTTCGCAGCTAATTCAGATAAACGGAAATTATATAATCGGGAGTATAAAAAGAAATACTACGAAAAAATTCGCGCCAAAAAAAATAAATACGAAAAAACTAGGCTCCAAACCGACGAAGCGTTCAAACTATTGTCGAATCTTCGGCGCCGGTTGCACCATGCACTCAACGGAACCAGAAAATCTACGTCGACCATGAAACTCACCGGTATGGAATCGAGTCAGGATATATTGAAATATTTATACGAAATGAGTCCTCGATTCGAGGGTGTACCGCTGAGCGAATTACACGTCGATCATATCATACCCTGTGCCGCATTCGACATGATGTCTGTTGATCATCAACGCGTCTGTTTCCATTACACAAATCTACAGCTACTCACACCGGCCGAGAATCTATCGAAAAATGATTCTGTATCGCCGGGTTTCGACGTCGACGATTACGTGAAAAAGCATTTACCTCGGGGGAACTCGTCTTTCTTCTCCTCGGCGGTTTTACCGTTGCCGTGAATTTTGAACCCGCCCTGTCGGTACACTTTGACGCGCTTGTAGTACATTGCACTGAAAACGCTCCACGGATCGTTTATATCGTAGATGTGTGGGTTGTTCTTCTTCCCCTTCGTCTCTCGCATGATACGTCCTATCGACTGAACAATGTCGGATTTGGGGCTGGCGAGAATTACGGTATCGAGTGTCGGGATATCCAATCCTTCGTGCGCTTGGGAAAATGTCGCGAAGATAATCTTCTTCTTCGACGATTCTTGGAGCGCCTTCTCCTTCATGCCGCCCATGTACAGACCAGAAGTCGTGGGAAAACACTGGTGGAGCAGCTCGCAGTGAAGTCGCCGGTCGCTCAGGACCAGTAATTGTCTCGTCCCCGCCGACGCCTTTTTTACCAGTTCCACTAACATCTTATTCCTTTGTCGGTCCTCGACCAGAAGCGTAATCATGTTCGGCATACTGATTTTACCGTTTCGCATACTGGGCGGTGGATTTTTATAATTCGGCGAATCAAAGGTGACCGGAAAGACTTCGACCTGTTCCTGGTTCTTCCGCTCGACCGCGAAAAACGTCGGGCCCACAAACCAGTGCAAAACTTTGGTAAGACCGTCTTTCCGCTCGGGGGTAGCCGAGAGACCGAAAATGTGGCGAGGGCACATTTTAAACAGAGACTGACTGAACACCTTGGCGCAGATGTGGTGCGCTTCGTCGACTATGACCGTCCCGACCGAATCGAAATCGTCGAAGGAGTATTCTTTGAGTGACAAACTTTGAAGCATGGCGATCACAAAATCGCAACCTTCAACCTCCTTCTTATTCTGTTGGACGACACCTATGGTCGCGCCGGGGCAAAATTGCTGAATACGCTCACGCCATTGATCCGCGAGAAACTGTTTGTGCACGACAATCATCGTGCGGAAGCCGAGTTTACAGGCTATGGCCAGGGCCACAGTCGTCTTGCCGAACCCACACGGTAAAGAAAGCACGCCGCTGCCTGCTTTAATTGCTGCTGCGAAGGCTTCGTTTTGGTGGGTGGAATCTCGCAATTTTCCTGTGAACTTGGCTGTGCTTTTCGCAGGTTCGGGTCTTTTGTCGATTTTGGCAGGGCCCACTTTATCGATTCCGAAGAATCTTGGAGCGCAAATTCCGTCCTTAGTTGGTCGGAAAACCTTAAAAGGCGGTGGAGGAAACCCATAGTCCGTGTTGACCACGGGTCTTACGGTAAGCTCCTTTTTTAAACCGCCGAGGACGACGACCGCCTGGTGCGGAACCTTACTCAGTTCGGTGCGAGATATCAAGTACCCGGTCCTTGTCAGTGTACCCATCTTTACCTAGTTAAAGACTACAAACTTTAACTACGTAAATGCCCACCGTGAACATCGACGAAAACATTAAGAAGGTCACTCAGACCATCGAGCAGATGACCCAGGAGATATTTAGGCTTCAGGGTATGCTCCAGACCTTCCGCGACCTGAAGAAAGGTGGTTTGGAGACGATCGAACTCCCGCGCGATCCAACTCAGGCCTCCGACGAGGAGCTCGAAAAGATCGAGGATGACAGCACCCAGGAGAAACCAGAGTGATTCTCCACATTCCACGCCCCTTTGAAATCGACCACCACCTCGATCTCGTCCCCCCTTACTAGAGACTGAATGGGGCGTCCTTCGACGCTGCACATCACTCTCCTGTAACGGAACGGGATTTTAACCCTGAGCACTCGACCCTGCAGTGGGTCGTCCACGTTTACACTTTTCAAAAGGTGTGTACGTTTCATATGCATGTTTTCAATGGTGGCACGGACATTCTCAGGGACTGAAACCCTGAGATACTTCCTATCATTGAAATCATACATCGGTTCGTATACTTCGGCTGAGAACTTCATTGGTTCTTATTACGATATACAAGAATTATTACGAGGAGTGTCACGACGCAGATCGCGAGTACCTGGGAAACGGCGATCGGTTTGAGCGGGTACCGAGTCCCGAAACATTCGTGACTGAGCCGCCTGGAAACTTCGACCGCGGCCTCTATGCTCGAGTAGGGTGTGTTGCGGTACGACATCATACCGCAAAGCGCGACGTTGGGGCAAACCCCAAAAAACGGGACTTGCCCGTTCAGACCCAACACCCCCGACGATTGGGAAAATTCCCACTTTCCCTCGGTCCACTCACTTCCCCATCCGATCCTGATTTCTCGGGGTGGTGGAAGACCGAGCTGGTGAATCACCTCACGTTTGATCACATCCGGTTCACTGGCGAGAATTTCTTTCGTGAGATCGCATAGGACACACGAAACCGTGTTGGTCCCGGGCAAATTCGAAACGAGGATATTCCATTTCGTGGTGGTCAGGGTCTCGAGCTCCTCACCGGCGGGCACGAACTCGTCGTAATCCAGTAAGACGCATATCGACCCGTAGGTCGCGCTTCGGATCTTCTTCTCAGCCAGGGGTCCCCAGTTATCGCCTATGAGTTTGAGTGCGGGGCTGTTGTCTATACACATGAAGAACATTCCTTCGGATACGGACGTCCCATCACTGAAAGATGCTTCGTACCCGTCTTCTCGGTACTCCACTTTTTCGAGTTCCGAGCCGAAAATAAAATTCACACCGGCGCCGAGAAGTTTTTCCTCTATTGAATCGTTCATGAATTTCCCTGAAACTTTTTGAGTGTAGGGGCTAGAAAAGATAAGTTGATCACCGGTCTTGATAAATTCGTACGCCGACATGTGTTTCCATGTGACCCCGTCGATGTTGATCGGTAAGTGTTCGATGATGGATTTACCACCTTCTGATAATTTGTTCTCGAAATAGTCGTGGAGTGAAACCGATTTATATTTTTCGGGTTTGAATGTCACCTTGAAAAATAATTCTAGTATTGCCAGGTAATCTTTCGGCTCAAACTTTTTTAGTGTGTATTTGAAAAAGTCCGGTGATATCTTCTGGAAGAGTTCATCCCACTCGAGATCCATTTCCTTGAGAAAGGATTGAGCGTTGACGAACCCTCTGTCAAAAAGTACTCGGTGTGCGTGAATATCACGAACCTCTGTGTCGGGTTCCCACCACGAACCTCCGCAAGACGTTTTACGTTCGTACACGGTGACTTCGTGGTCGGTCGACCTGACGATCTCCCACGCGAGGGATAAACCGGTGGGACCCGCGCCGACGATATGAATCTTCATTCTACTATAGGTGCACAAATTAAATGAAGCCGGTCCTGCGGCGCTCCTCGGGGGTCTTCAGGAGGTACATGACAGTCAGGAAGATGACCGTGGACGCGAGGGCGTACTCGATATCTCCAGTCGCACCGAATGCGATGGCCATCAGGGACACGAGACGGAAGACCTTGTTCCCGAAGAGCTTCTCGAGGCGCTCGGGGATGGCGATCGCGTTGGGTGCGAACAGGCCCTGGTACATGATGATGAGGGAGAACACCAGGGGCTGGGCCTTGATGAAAAGTTCGGTGGGTTTCGTCACCGGACCGAAAAGGTTTTTGATCATACGAACCATTTGTTTATAATGTATGGAGAAAAAGTTCTTGGACTTACTTTTTCAAGTCCCTGATGAGATCGTCGATCCCGGTGTAATACCTACGCAGATCCTTCATGAACCGTTTGTTGTTTTCGAGAACCTCACACTCGACTTTATTAAGATATAACCACGCCAGGTTACACTTCGAGTACTTGGTCCGTTTCTGGTTCTCATTAGGTTTCCTGGCGACGAGTTTCTTCGTCTTGGACGCGGACGCGGGGAGGACCTCCACGCGATTGACGAAGGAGAGTGCTTGCATGACCGTATCGGCCAGGTCATCCTTCTTTTTACTCGCTTTAAAGGTCTCGAGCCAGTGCGCGTTCGTGGGTCCGTCCTTGATGAATTCCTCACACCGTTGGATGGCGACCTTCTTGCGCTTGTTGTATTGCGCTTTCCCTGGACCGACGACGTCCGGGATCTTATGGCGAGCGTCGTAGAGAATCGTTTCAGCCTGGGGGCACTTGATGATGAAATAGCTATGCAGAAAATGCATGACCGAGATCATCTTCTTGTTCCGATCGGGTTGTTTTTCGATCAATACGGTGTCGGCGGTCAGGACCCACGGTCGAGCGTTGAGGTGATCTCTCATGGACACGTAGATTCCGTTTTTGGATTCAGGGGGGATGCCGTCCACGTCCCAG